AAAGATGGTTTAGCTTTGTCTAAAAGCGACATTAAAGAAGTAAAAAAACATTTAAAGGGGAATTAAAAATGAAAGACTTTATAGGTAGTTGTTTATTAGGCGTTTTATTTGCAGATCTGTTCTGTTACGGCATACCTGCTAAAGCACAACAAATTCAAATGACCGACAGTCGTGGTTATAACCAAGGCACAATACAAATTAACGGTAACACCGCACAGTTTGTAAACCCAATGGGTTATACAGTTCAGACTGCTACAATATACCCTAACCAAGTCGTAATTACGACACCAAATGGTTATACACAAAGCGTTGTTGGTAACACAGGCTACACAGTACCACCTAGCCCACCAACACCAAGTAGTCCAAGAGTTTTGCAATGAAAGTAGCCACCATCAGCCATAATTTAAAACAAAGAGTAACAACATTTAATTTGTCAGATGATTATGAAAATTTAAACAATACTACTAAGCTAGATGTTTTAAATAATATGCTTGCAGCTTTAGAGGCAGAAATTTATAAACATATAGAAACAATAGTCAAGGAATAGGAATGTTTGATGAGTTCTGGTCTTTATATCCACGAAAAATTGCTAAAGCAACTGCAAGAAAAGCATGGGCAAAATTGTCCGCAGAGCAACAACTTATGGCTGCAAAAGCTATTGACACACATTGCCAATACTGGAGCGCAAAAGAAACCGAGTTAGAGTACATACCGCACCCTGCTACTTGGTTAAACAATGAGCGTTGGGAAGATGAATTGGTAATTGAACCCAAAAAAGTAAAAGAATCTAAAGAATGGATGTTTAGCAATGAAGGCATTGAAGCTAAAGCTATTGAATTGGGAATTATGGGTAACGGTTACGACACTTATGCAAGCCTCAAAGCCAAATGCATGAAGGCTTTAAACATGAGTGTGCAGTAAGACAACTTTGTATATACAGGCACAAATGGGGTTTAAACAAGTTTAGACTTTATATTAGTAAATATAATTTTGACGAACAACTTTTGCGGGATTTTTACACGCAATATGAATTAGGAAACAGGGGAGAATGGGGAAAATGGATATTGAAAGATGGATTGTCGCAGCAACAGGGCTTGGCTATTTAGTGGTCGGCCTGGCGCAATACTTTAAAGGTTCAAACAGTAATGCTTTTATTTGGCTTGGTTATGCTGCGGCACAAATAGGTCTATGGATGAACCTTAAATGAATTATTTAAGCGTTTGTAGCGGCATTGAAGCTGCCACAGTAGCTTGGCATCACATGGGCTGGAAACCAGTAGGCTTTAGCGAAATAGAAAAGTTTCCTAGCCAAGTACTTGCACACCACTACCCACAAGTTACCAACTTTGGTGATATGACTAAATATAAAGAATGGAAATTAGATGACTCAGTCGGACTTTTGGTCGGAGGAACTCCCTGCCAATCATTTAGCGTTGCAGGATTACGCAAAGGGCTTGACGACCCAAGAGGCAACCTTGCTCTCACCTATGTTGGAATTCTTGACAAGTTTAGACCCAAGTGGTGCATTTGGGAAAATGTGCCAGGTGTCCTCAGTTCAGGCAAAGGAAGGGATTTTGGAGCCTTCCTTGGGGCGTTGGGCGAACTCGGCTATGGGTGGGCCTACAGGGTGCTTGATGCTCAAAACTTCGGAGTCGCACAAAGACGCAAGCGTGTGTTTGTTGTCGGATGTGTTGGAGGTTGGGAATCTGCCGCAAAAATATTATTTGAGTCCGAAAGCCTGTCAGGGAATATTGAGAAGAGCAAAAGAACGAAACAAAAAACTTCCAGAGGCTTTATACCAAGCATTGCTAATGCACTCCAAACAACTTGCAACGACTACAGCAGAGCCGATGGATTTAACATGATTGCTTATTCTTTTGATGACCATAGAGAAGGCTTAAGAATATATGAAGAATCTACAAGCACTTTATGTGCTGCAGCTGGTACAGGCGGTGGTAATGTGCCATTGACTATGGCAATTCAAGAAAATTTAATTGGGCGTGATGCTGGTGGCCCACAAGGCATTGGTGTATCTGATAGCAATACTATGTATACATTAACTAAAACAGATGTTCATGCTGTTGCTTTTACTACAGAACAAACTCCAAAATTTAACAATGAACAAGCATTAACATTAACTCAATCCGAACACAAACATAATCAATGTGTAATGCAACCTGTAGTTTGGGACACAACAAACATTACTTCTCCGCAAAATGGGTCTAATCCAAAACCTAACGACCCATGTCATACATTGGCAAAAGGACAGCACCCACCTTTATTAACAGGAATGGCAGTACGCAGGCTTACAGAGGTTGAATGTGAACGCCTACAAGGTTTTCCAGATGACTACACCAATATTAAAGAAAACTGCCCAAGCGGTGCAAGGTACAAAGCATTAGGTAATTCTATGGCAGTACCAGTAATGCGCTGGATTGGGGAAAGGATTAACAACTATGAAAGACTATGACCCTAATGATGCGATTGATTTCATATTTAAGACAGCCCCTTTATATGCAAAGGCGAAAGGTGAACTCGCTCAATTCGAGGCGTTTAAACACAGTCTTAAAGCTATTGAAATGTCTAAGTCAGAGGCGCATACGATTGGGGGTAAAGAGATGGATGCGTATAAATCGCAGTCTTACCAAGAGTTATGTGAAGCCATTGGATTGGCGACAGAAGAAGCAGAAAGCCTACGCTGGCAATTAGAAGCCGCCAAAATGCGCTTTGAAGCATGGCGCAGCCAAGAAGCAAGCAACCGAAACATTGACAGGATGACAAAATGAGCCAAGACTATTCTGAAAACTATTTGCGTATACAAAAGTTATTACGCTGTTACCACAATGCTACGCTTAAAAAGCAATATGAAAAAGCTACGTTAATAGCCCATGACTTAGCAGAAGAAACCATTAAGCTAGAGTTTTCTACTTACGCCCAAGTAAAGCAACAATGGCTAAGTTAATGCGTAATATGTTTGCCACGCATACGGACTATGCGGAGTTTAAGGGTCTTATTCCTGATAACCCATATTTAGTCCCAAGCAATGTAGACGGCATACTTGAGCGCAATGGGCAGTTTCTTATATTGGAATGGAAACGCCCTGGCGAAAAAGTCAGCGATGGTCAGCGCATTATGTTGCAAGCATTGGCCGCAAAACCAAGTTTTATGGTGGTAATTATTTACGGCAACACCGACAATGAAACTGTTATAGACTCATATTGGTTGCTAACCCCTGATGGTAAACCAGTTAAGTCTGGTGTAGGGTTTGAGTCTTTTAAACAGTTTTACCGACAATGGTATGAATTAGCGAATGGCAACTAAGAATGAAAAGAACTATATGGAAAGAGTTGCCAGACTCGGTTGTATATTGTGCAGTACCGTGCTTGGGTATGAAGACAGTCCTGCCGAAATTCACCACATTAGAAGAGCTGGTGTCCGTGCTACAAGCCCCATTATCCCCCTCTGTCCTCAACATCACAGAGGAAACGATGGAATTCACGGTTTGGGTAGAAAAGGTTTTGAAAGAAAGTGGAATGTCACGGAGGAAACGCTATTACAGAAAACAAAACAGAGCCTGGAATGAATGATATATTTTTAGCTTTTGGCGTATTGGTTATTCTTTTGCCAGCTATTGCAGTATGGATAAGCCTACAATTCTAGAGGGTCAAACCCTAATTCTTGGGCAACCATTTTACAGCGTGTTCTAAATTGATTAGAGTGATGTAGCCATTTATCACCTTTTTGGCGATGAAAACTCATGTGTACGGCTTCATGTGCAATGGTAGTAAGAGTTGTATATAAATGACCACAACGAGCAGAAGATATTGTGATGCTATGCTCATAATCTTCACCTGTGTCATACATATATGTACCCATTGTTTCTGGGTCAGGCGATACAACAAACTCTACTTCTTCTGGCAATGGCATATTCCACTTAGTAAATGGGTAGCAACAACATAAAGTTGCATATAAATTGCGAAGAACCTCTGGAGTTAATTTCATACTTGATGTATTTTTCCCCGAAATTCAACCTCATCCTCGCCCCATACTCTAATCATTTCAGGCTGAAGCAATTTGCTGCGCTCAAACGAAAGCATTACAAAGCCACTATTCCAATCTTTAGGAGTGTCCTCTGTGTAGCTAAACTGTTGCCCATTAGGGTCAGCTAGTGTCCCTGTTTGTACACCCCAGCGTGTGCCGTTATAATCGTTAAATGGAATAGCAGAAAGGACATGGGTGTGTCCTGTAATCATATTAACGCCTGAATTTACTGCGTTGTTTCTGCCGCCTGTCCAACCACCCTTCCAACGGTGCTTAACGCAAGTGTCCTCATTTAGCCATACACTCCAGCATGGTAGCCACATAGGGAAATAGTCTTTAAGACTTGTGCCAGGTATACCCTCAAAAGAAGGTAGGTTAGCCACAATATTAGCTTCTAAGCGTTGGTCGTGGTTCCCCATGGGAAAAAATAACTTAGCACCCACAGCAGCCGCCTCAATTTCACCCAAGTAATGCTGACACGCCTCTAATTCTTCTTTCATGGTTGGCAACTTATTCCAGTCGGTGCGTGGAAAGCGACTAATAGAAGCACCGTCTAGCGCATCACCATTACAAATGACTGCCGTAGGTTTAAACTCTTTAATCATTTCTATAAGGGCTTTAAACGCTGTGGTAGTTTCGTCAGGCCAAAAGTGTGCGTCACTAAATACAATGACACGCCCTTTTTCTATTTCCATGCCTCTGCGTACATTGCCAGGGGTTTGTTGTATTTTCTTTACATAGGCAGGGTTGTGGCTATTAAAAGTGTCTAATTTAATATTATGCCTAGTT